CGGCTTTTTTAGCTGTGGCGGGATATTATATTCTTACGTGTTCTTTTCTCTTGAATTTTTTGTTTGGTTACTTTGGCACTCGTTATTATATAAAGTTTTTGCAATTTGTAGTAACGCAGTATGCTAAGAAATCCATCCGGAAGAGAATAGAGGAGCGCCTTCTTAAACTCGCTTACCTATTTGGTCTCTCTGAGGACTACAATCCTCTTGAGTCCGATTGGTGGAGAGCTAATAAGTCTAAGGTTACCAGAGCTGTTAAAATTTTTAGCGCTCTTGCTTTCCTTATGTATGCAACCAAGAAATTAGTAGCTTATGTCTTTCCCTCAGTTCCAGCTGAGAGTGAGACTAAGCGGATGTTGGATCAAGTTTGCTCTGAGGCTGCTGGCCCTAGCGTAACTCCCGTTAGTGTTCAGTTAGATGAGTATGAGCGTCTTACCGGCTGTGGTAAATCATACAGGCGGATAGGCATTCAGAATCATACTTTGTGGAACGTACAGGAAATTCCAACATCACCCTGCTTGTTTACTGGGTCTCCCAGTGACTTGCAGGTTTCTGTTTCGAGGAATGTTCGAAAGTTCAAGATTGTGATAGATGGGCGAGAGGATATGAAAAGCATCCTTCTCGGTCTATGCGGAAATATAGGTTTAATTAATTCGCATGCGCTTGGTGGAAAAGACTCTTGTTTGTTGAGAGTGTCTACCACTGGCGTATTGGGTTCTGATAATCCTGTGTATTCGGATACTATCGTTCGGAAACAGAATAGCTTACATTTAGGAAATGATCTCTGTCTTATCGCTTTTACAGGTTTGAAGTTCAAGGATATACTTCACCATTTTACCGATGATTTCGGTAGTGGTGGGCCCTTCGTGGGCGAGATCAATGAGAAGTCTGTTTTGTCTTCTTTTCTAAAAGGTTCTTTTGTAATAAAGGATGCTGTAATAGGCAACTTTGGAATAGAAGACATTTGGACTTATTATCTCCAGGAGCACTATGAAGGCCTGTGTGGCTTTCCTCTGGTCTTGCAAAAGACCTCAGGTTCGTGTATAGTTGGTATCCACTGTGGAGCGAGTGTAGATAACTCTTGTTATTCTACTCCGGTTTACAGAAAGGTGCTGGAAAACGGTGTTGAGAAACTCCGGTCCCAGGACCCAATGATACCCATATTGTCGGAAGGCAATATGTTTAAGGATGTTATGGACAGAGAACCAAGTCCTAAATCTCCTTTTCGCTATATCCCTCTTCATGGATTGAGATATGTAGGGGTGACTGAGAGTAAGGTCTATACGACAAAAGTCATCCCTTGTAGAAACGAGGTTTCGGCGTGATGTTCCTCCGCTGTTCCTCAAGCATTTCGGTTTTACACCCGATGTGCTGTACATGCCACCAAAGATGGCACCGTTTATGCGCAATCATGAATATATCTCTCCTTACAATATTTGTTTGGAGAAGATTTCTTCCCAGAGAGCGAGTTTGGATCCTCTTATCCTGGAAAGGATAATAGAGGAATATACCAAGTTTATCGTTGATGACTTGGTGGCTCGTAATGTGAGAATGGAACCCATTGATATGGACTGTGCAGTAAATGGAGCGCCAGATGATCCGTTTATTAAAAGAATGAATGTATCCACTAGTGCCGCCTTTGGGTACCC